CCAAGATATACATATTCTCTCGTCAAGAAACAACTACTTCTCGAAGCGCTCTGTGCTTGTAGTTGTTTAGTGCCCAGAAATTGTGTATTTCTCCGGTCTATCCCTGGTGTCAATATGCTGTTATATAAATAATGAGGGGGTCTCCTCTAACCTCTAGTCCTTTTCAATGCGCTTACAGCTTTAGCATTGTCCAGGCCCTCACGCGTTTCCGCTTGCTGCTCGACTTGCTGGTTCGCCACGCCAGGAGCTGTGTAGGTTTCTACTAGTTTTGCCTTCTCTAGGAGACGACAGGCAGCACCCGATAGTCTCATACGGGTGGCACTTAAGGCCTGACTTCATCGTCATCTATTTCTTTTCTCGTTCCTACGGTTGCGCGCCGTCACTCTGTGCCAGCTCGCCCTACGTTCTGTTCATGCTTGTCGGGTTCCCTCCAGTGCGTGGTTCCAGGGGGACGTACCGCCCCATGGTTCCGAGGTAGTCCCTATACTTCTCGTTCCCTATTGCTGTTTGCACCTGTCTAACTGCCACTCGGATATTTGCGGCCCACGTTGCCCTCTCAGTGAATCCGATGTGGCTGCCACAGGAGATGTCGTCTCCTTTTCTTAAATATGGAACATCCATCCATGAGTACACTGGGGTTTTGTCCTCGAGGTCCTCATTGTCCTCGATCCAAACCCTGTTCCACACGTCAAGCATGTCCTCGTTGGTCATCCATTCGCCTTTTCCATGTAGAGACCATGTGGTACGCCCTGTGGGCACCCAGTTCACTGGGACCGCTGAACAGATTGCGTTTGCCATCAGTCTTAGATCTCTCCGATGTGGATACATCAGCAGCCACATCTGGGCGTAAGCCTTACTCAATGTGGCAGTTTCCTTCAACGTCCATCCTGCCCCCGGGGAGACCCGTGCTCTGCCGATCAGCTCATCCTGTGACCTGCAGGGCATGATGATCTTCCTCCCGTCCTTTAGTGCTAACTCGTGGAAGTGGTGTGAGCAGAAGGGAACTTTCTCCCAGTCAGTCCACCCTCGGCTGGGTTCCCATTCGCCAATGTCCTTTCGGACCTTTGACATCTCATTCAGGTGATGCAGGGCGCTTGCGAATCTAGAATCAACAGCCCGAACCACACAGTCATCACCACTGATGGCCATTTTCCGGAGTCTCTCCCATCCGTGGCGATCAAGCCACTCAACAATGGCTTTTTCAGTCTCTGCCGACAACCATTTGATGTCCTCCTGGCTGATGACGCCCTCAGCTTCCAGGCATCTCACCAGCTGGGCCACCATGTTAGTTTTTGTGTTGAATCCATACGTTACGTTCTGGCCGCTACCTCTCTGGTCTCGGCGTGACAAGACATCCATAAGGGTTGTTCCCTTTGGGCCTGGTCTCATCACTCTCACCACCTTCTGTTTGTATGTGAACTCCAGCACTGCCGTCGCTAGCTTGGCGTGGTCGGGATCCATGTATGCAATGATGTCGCCCTCGTCCTCAATGTCAGCGTTCGTTATGTGTGTGTCCCATGCTGCTGTGTCGTCGGCATAAATTTCACCTCCGCTTCCTCGAGCGATGTCGCGTAACACAGGTCCGAGCTTTTGCAGCCCCAGGCCTTCGACTCCGGCCCCTGAGTTTTCTCTCGAGAGCCAGTGGTCCTCATTAATGAAACCAAATGCCTCAAATTCCAGGAATCGCGCCCCTAGCCACATATACCAGATAGCTCGGCTGCCCTTGGCTTGCCCGAACTCGGTTGGTTTTTTCTCGCGCTTCCCCATCATGTTGTAGATGCATGAGTGGCATTCCCCCCTCAGGTGATGGGCTCGTTCCTCATCAACTAACTTCCAAAACTCCGGGTCCTCCACGGCGTCCTTAGCTGTCTGCCATTGGTTTTCCTCATCGAATACGGCTCCCATTGACGCATGGCTATTCACCTTCGAAATGAACTCCTCTTTTGTGCATTTCCTAGGTTTCTTCTTCCGCGCAAGTTGCTTCCAGACCCAATTGCTAACCACCTTCTGAATGCGCCTTGTCCCTGCTCGCGGTTCGGGCGCCTTCGTGTCCACCTTTTCTTTAAACACTCGCTGTTGTCCGAAGGGAGTGGTGTCCGTCATAGCTGTGTTGATGACTTCCACAACTGAATTCCACGGAGTGGACAAGAGTTTCACGACCCCGTTGACCAAGCTTGAGGCGCTTCCAGTTGTTTTCACCTCGTAACTGCCATGGTAAGTCCATGTCTTGTAAGGATGCTCTGGGTCTTGATGCCACGTCTCACTGAACTGCTTACGCAGTCTCTCCAGCCGGTGCTTGATGATCCCCATGTTGGGGGCGTCAATAGGGCCTTCCGCACGTCTGGTTCCGGTGCCCAGCACCACGTCGTCTTTCATCGTTGGGCCTTTGTCAAGGTTGAATCTGGCGATCAGCGCTCTGCTGGTCTCATTCGTTGCCGCGTGTGTGTTGCCTTTAGCTCCAGAAACCCAATACATTTCATGGGTGCTGTTTCGTGAGAAGGGGTTCCTGAGAAGCCCTCCTCCGAATCGCTTCTGAAGGTTGTCCATCTTCGCCATGGTGTTCGGCATGTACGGGCAAAGGACCTTGATGCAGAAGTTCTCAGGCCTGCGCTCGGTTAGCCATCGTTCCAGGATGTTGAGCACCTTGAGAGTCCTTGCTTCCTCGACGAAGGGGTCTGACGCTGATTCTCCGATGTCGCAGAGTAGGGTGTCTACTGATTGCGTTGGCAACCAACAGATATCTGTGTTTCCCTTGAACTTTATGAGATTCCATCCATAGCTCCGTTTGAGCATTGGCTCCTCATGTCCAATCCCGCCCTTCGTGAAGGCATGCACGGCTTTCACGTCTTTGGAAGCAGCGGCGAGGTAACTCCAGCCACCGCGTCCGCAGCCTAGGTCGACCACTTTCCCGGATAGCTTCACGTAACCCCGCTCGGCCATCCAATTCAACTTCGATGTGCCCCTGGAGACGGCCCACCCTGTGGTTGGGTCGTCCTTCAGGCCTTTTCGCGCAGCGTCGCGGTCAACTTCCCAGATGCCGGCTCGCTTGTAGCGTTCAAAATCCTGCTTTCGTAGGTCATTCAGCTTCCGTTTCCAGATCTGTCCGGCCGTTTGCCCGCCAGAAGAGCCTCTCAGCTTTCCAGTTTTCATTCCATTCACATACAAGTTGTGAAGGAAGGGAACTATCGCGACGTAGGATCCTCGCCACATATTCATGAGAGATACCGCGGACGTGCTGTTAAACACTGGATGTGGGGCACCTGCTTTGAGCGTTGCTATGGCAACGCTCATGAGGACTCCGCATTCCATTATGGAGCTCATGTCTCTCATCACTATCGCTGGGAGAAGGGACACCCCAATCAACATAATCATTCCGATCCGTTTTTCATACTCTCGAGGTGGCTGGGGCAGAGGGTCGATGTTTATCTCTGACATTCCATCCACCATCGTGTTTTTCATGGTGCCGACCATGGTTCGCCTTTCCGCAGCCCTTGAGGCCACGGCACAGTATCCGGGGATCATTATGGCGTAATGTACTACTAACATGACTCCAGCTAGGAGGAGACACCAGCCGTTTAAGGCGGTGCAAGCCCCTGCTGCCATAAGTAGCACTTCTGCCCCAAGCCCGTGCATTGGCCATCCTTTTGACATTGTGAATAGCATGGAGGCGCTTGGCGCCACCGCTGCAGCCGACACGATGTTGTAGTGTGAGTTGATTATGTGTTCTAGTCCTCCACTCAAGATGACTGTCATGACTGCATACAGGCTCCAAGCAGTGCCTGGGCGCAGGTCGGGTAACTCCCAAGCCCACGTCCATGGTGTGTCTGATGGTACTTCTTCTTTCATAGGCCACAGCGCGGCGATGTCTGATTTCGTCTGGTGCAGGAACCCGGCCTCATTGGCCGCAATAAGGCAGCCTATGACAAGAATGCCAAGAACTATCTTGGCTATTTCATTGTCAGCTAGTGACCTCTGCTTCTCAGCATCGGGGATAAGCACGATCATCAGGATGAACATGATTATCATGACCCCTGCGATCTGGGAGGGTGCAAAAGCTGCTTTGTGTAGCATCCACACCACTCCTGCCATGGTCACAAGACCACAAGTCATTTTGCTAATCCCTTTTCCTCGCATGAGAACGAGAAACATGCCAAACGTTAGCATGGATGCCGCAGCTATGACGAATCCGGTTTCAAGGGCATCAGGAATGTCTGAGAGTGCTTCCTTGTATGCTTTGGAGCTTGGATCTGCTGTGTACAGAATCACGGCTGTGTCAATCCCACTTTTAATCCGTTCCTCCATGTGCCACGGTGTGTTCTTTATGGCTGTCCAAATGTCATCACTTCTCCTCGAGGTTGCGAATTTCTTGAACGCGGCCAACGACGCCGAGTCCGAGTGGACTCTGGCGTCGGACCACCTTGGTGTCAGCGGCCGAAGGGCCCCTCCCGGAGACGGCAGGATGATGGTCTCACCTGTCATCTCGTTCAGCATGTTTCCGGTTGGCCCGTCAAAGCACCAGTTCCGGTTGGAATAGTCTATGTTCGCTTTGGCCACCTGGTATGCAAGCCACACTGGCAGATCCGCCTTCTGGACTAAGTCTCTAAACACGTTACGTTGGTCGTCTCGTAATCTGTGGATTCCTGCCGTCTCGGAGCTTTTTTCCTGCTCAGGCTCGTAGAACGTTGAAATAATTCCCCCTGGCAGCTTCACGTTATCCATGAGGATGCGAGCTTCCAGCCAATGAACGTGGTTTCCGTTTTCCTCTGACGTTTTCCCACTGTATACGTAGGTGTCCCCTTGGACCCCTGGGCTTCTTCCAATACGTCCTCTTCGCTGTGCGGCGCTAGACGCCGTTATGGGAATTGGTCCGTCGAGCACAACCCTCTCACACTCACCTTCCTGTCTCAGGATAGGTTTGTAGCACTGTCTGGTGTCTATCACCCGGTCTGCTTTGAAGTTGGCTCCCATCTCTGATATGTCAGTCGTCACGATGAAGTCATGCTCCCCCAGCTTTGCCTGGGCGTAACATTCTTGAAACGTCTTCCGGTTGAGCACCAGGACTGACTTGCCGGCCTTTCTCAGACATGAGGCGATTTCATTCCCTGATCTGATGGAAGGGACGAACCACACCGTTTTTCCGGGATGGGTTGTAACCCATTCATGTCCTTCGTTCCATGGCTTGACGGGTATCTGCTCTTGCACGTCCGTGATGGGTGAGTTTGAGTCCGGGAATGGATCTGCCGTTCCTGGAGGTGTGGCTGACATGAAGATTGCGCTGGCTTGTCCCAGTCTCACTTTGGTGGCGATAATGCCACGTGCTGCAATGCTCGCTGGGTCAGTGAAGTGCGCCTCATCCATGATGTATAGATTGTAGTTAACCTCACGGCCAGGCGTTAGCATGCTGTGTGTGAAAGTGGCATGGCACATGACATCTATGATTTCATTCCCTCTACGCGCATTCTGGACTGCTGAAGTTCTATACCGGACGTTGAGCTTCTTGAGAGCCGAGGCCATTTCACTTGCCACCACTCGCGTGGGGGCCAGAACCAGCGTGCGTATTCCCTTCTCTTGCGCTCGGGTAAGCACCCCTGGCAGGAACACTCGCGTCTTGCCAGCTCCTGGATGAAGGTTAACCACAAATAGCTCCCTTTTTCTAAAAAGCTCGTCGGTGATCTCGATCTGGGCTTCCTTCATGACATGGGTGGGGGCTTGGGCGATAGAACTCGCGTAACCTTCGGCTATCTTCACTCCATTCCCGTAGAATCCCACTATTTGTCCTTCTGTATTCACGATCGGTGAACCTGACGTGCCTGTGGGGTAATCCAGAGCGATGCATCCAACGTCTCCATTGTTGGTGATGAACTTTCCGGGCGTCGTCTGGACGCTCACTGGTTGTTCGCCTGGCGCGACCGCCAGTAATTGCACCTGTGAGTTTCCATCCCAAAGGGTGGGCAGTTTCCAAGCTCCACCGTAACAGATCAAGTCGTCCTCCACGCTCGCCCAGTGCACCTCTAGTCTCTCCCCTCCAAGCATCAGGGTCGAGCCCCGAGTCACATGCCACATGGTGTGGAACACTCCGGAATTCATCACTCCGACGCCGATTTGTTTCGCACCAAGTAAACCTGAGCGCTTTATTCTGTACACTCCTTCAACTTTGTCTACCTTTGCCTCGGCCGGAGCGGTCGGGATGTCCCACATGACTCCTGATCTCTTGTTCCTAGACTGCCAGAACAACCAAGCTGCTCCCGCGAACGGAACAGTGATGGGAGAAACGGCTGACAGCACTAGCAAAGACGCAAGCATTACGTTAGTTTTCAGGTCTGCTTCAGTCTCCTCTCCTATTATATCAAACTCACCGTTCTCGTTTCGTACAACGTCTACTCTAGGAGAACTGCCGGAATGCTGAGCCTCCTTGCTCCAGCTAACCTCTCCGGCGTACTCCAGCACCAAATCCACTGCTCTCCCAGATAGGACGTAAGAGAACGCCAGCAAAGCGCCTGCGGCGGCTGGTGCGATGAGAGGCATATCCCTGGAGCCAAAGGCAGTTCCCAGAGCCGCAAACGTTAGGCCGGCAATCGTCAGTAGTTCGCTGGCTGGTAGACTTCGTAGTTTGTAGTTGGCCTTCTTCATGCACCAAGCCATCAGAGCGATGGGCCATGCTGGTGCACCTACAAAAAAATGCGTCATCACTCCCACAGCACCTACAAAGGCTCCTTTTCTGTGGGCTGCCCTCCCGCCAGCCGCAACCAGCGAGAACGCTACCATTGTTCCGACGAAAGCTTGGAATGAGCTCAAGACTGTTAAATAGCTAAAACTGCTTATCAGTGCTATGAGCGGGACCGCTATCGTTGACGTCGTTGGCATCCACATAGCTTTAGCGCCAAGCCAGGCTAAGCCAATTCCATTCAAGGCATCTCCAAAACTGCCAATGCTCATCAGCGTTTCCCCAAACGCCATTTGGGCCAGCACTGATCCTACCACTAGGAGCACGTTCTCCTGCGGTGACCACATTTGACGCAGCACCATCGGAATCAAGAAGATGGGTTTCACCTTGAAGGTCGCCACTAGCGCCAGGTGCATTAAATCACCTCCTGTGTGCATTTCTGAGAATGCAGCTCCGACTAGCACCATGAACCGGAGTATGTCATTTACAGTTATCCCTCCTAAAATCATGGCCATAAAGAAGATACCTATCCCCCAAGGAGCGGTCTTCTTGCCCCATCGCCTGCGCAACACCTGTTCAAGGGCAATTGTCACAGCGATGGCTCCTAGTGACAGACTGTCCACACCTTTATACTCGCCAGCCGACACCCACGATCTCACTATGTTTTCTTCGTGGGAGTGGAGCGGTTGCACTTCCATGGCGTACCAGCATCCATCTGGTGCAATGAAAGACAATGGTGGTAGGGTGCATGAGCGGCAGCACCACTCGGGAATGATTTTCCCCAATGTCGTGGTGCTTCTCGCTGAGGCTCTCCGCCCTGTGCATTCTGGGTCTACCGTAACGTTTGTTCCAGGACATTCGGCTCGCTGCAGTGTTATGGGCGCAGCGTGCCAAGGTCCCTTGCTTTGGGTTGCATAGCCAGTTATCCGGTTGTGCTGTGACACTGGCCCACTAATGTTCCGGGGTATGATCATGAGAGATTCCTCCATCTTGCTCCCCCAGAGTGTGTGTGAGTTTGGCCATAGGCAAGATCGTATTTCAGCCAGAGTGGCTGACACGAGCTGCCAAGTGACATTTTTCGCACTCTCCATCCACAGACCAAGGTCTCCATGGACTGCCACGTCGCCCTTAGCTGCTACTCCCATCATGGCAGTATCGCATTGTGTGCTGGCCTTCGTGTTTTCCGTCAGGTAGACTGACGTCTTGTACACTCCAACGCCAAAGTCCTCCACCTCAAAGACGTTCCACAGGGTGTCTTCCTCTGTACATTCTCCATCAATGTGGAAAAGATTGGGACTGATCTCCGGTGCGTAGACCAGGTCCTTGCCCCATTTTTTCCATGTTTTTGTTAGGATTGGTCCCTGCCTGAATCTTCCTGCCAGTCCCATTGGGTATGTGTTGTTGGGATTCGCATGGACAATCACTGAAAGATTGTGTCCATTTGCGTTGAACAAGTAGTTAAGTTCATCGGCTATCTGCCTCCACATCTCATGCTCCATTCTAGTGGTCGACCTGAGGCCGCATAGGCCCCTGGAGTTGGCGTCAATGATCATTCCAGCCAGTTCACCAGGTGACAGCGGCTTGTATGAGTACTTGTCCAGCCACACCTCCACGTTGTTGTGCACGAACACTCCGCTTCCACAGCGGACCTCCTTGCGCAATGGGTCAAGCGAGCATCCAATTTCGTCGGCTGATACCGTGCTGAGGAAGATGACAGCCCCTCCTAGTCCCATCAGGGTGAGGGCGATGCTCTTGTTGTCAGCATGTAACCCAACATAAAATAGAAGGAGTCCAGAAGCGATACGGACCATTATTCCAACTCCACCAAATAGAGTGTGAAACAGTGAACCCAGAACATGATGGGTGGCTTTTCCTAGTGATTGAAAAAACCCGCCCACTGATCCAAAGTCCCAAGCGGCGTCACCTATGATGGCCATACGCTGAGCTCCCTTCAGCGTGAGCGAGAGAGCGTTCCCAATTGAGCTTCCTTTCCGATACCACGCATAGCGTGTGACCATTTTTGGTCCCAGCGCCACGTGTGATGCACCGAAAGGTGGTTCCATTTCAATAACCGCGGTCTTAGTCGTCGATTGCAGGATGGGGTTGGTTGTTATCATCCGACCTCCTAGACTCTTTCCATCAGGGTCAACAAAACTGGCGACCACCCGACATGGCATGACTGAGTCGTGCGACGCAACCTCCATGACGACCGTCCCGTGTCCTGTGTCAGTCGGGATTTTTTCAAACGTAAAAGTTCCTTCACAGGTGGCATACGTCATTCCCACGACCTTCAACCCTTCCAGTTTCAAACGGCATGTTAGATGCCCTGATGGGATGTGAGCGTCCCCGCCTCTTCCTTGGGCAATCTGTTGCGTGCCAGCCAAGGCATGGAGCAGCACTCCTTTCTGGCTTCCTAGAGAGTCAAGAGCTTGTGTGACGGCATGGGCTTCCCCAAAATGAGCAAGCTTCTCCTTGGCATTCCACACGCTGTTAGCCGTGGCCCAAGGCAGAGGGAGATCTCTCGCCCACTGTTTGTTAATCAGCCACATCTTTCCTTTTAAGCTCAGAATGTATGAATTCTCAATGTCTAGCATGTCAGTTGGTCGGCAGGTGACTCCGAGTGTCCCATAGTCCCCTAGGTCTGCCACCACGTCGGCTGCTCTCCTAGTGAACTCCAATTCTGAGAGCGTCTTCACCCTCTTCTTCTCCACTGATGTGTGGTTATAGGGATGAGAGGCATGTATCTCAACGGTCACTTTGTGCACCATGTTTTCTGGGCGGATGTCAAGGATGTCAGCCTTGGTTCTGCATGTGAATCTCGCGCATGTGTCCAGGCTTCCAGTTCCGAATAGTCCGCATCCATTCCCCCAACCACGTCCTGGTGAGGCGCGATGACATATGTAATTCTCATCTCCCCTATGCGGGTTCGTCGCCTCTCCATTGGATGGGCAGTGAGCACTGTTCGAGATGTCTGTGAGGGCCGCTTCGATACATACTGAACGCACGGTAGCGGCGCCAGACACACTGGTGACCTCATACTCGATGTCCAGTGTGGGTTTCTCCTCGGCTATGACTGTGACGCAACTGCCACCTTCCAGCACGACGTCAATCCAAGTGGTTCCCCTAATGCCGGACAAGATGTCTCGGTTTTGAGATACTAGACACCGGTTTGAGTACGCAGGTCCAATTAACAAGATCAGGATCACTAGCACCACTCGCATGGCAACCGTGTTTCCTATGACACAACCGATGATGACTCCGAAGATCACGAACATCGGGTTTCGTAGTGTCCATCTCTCAACCCGCTCAAAGTGGGCTTGGAACTGGTCAGTGGCCAACCATGTGCTTCTGCGCACTTTAAGTCCACCCTCTCCATGAGGGGCGATGTTAACCGCTCTCTTGGACCGTCGGTGGCCTTTCGGTTTCCCCTTAGCATCACAACGTCCGTATTTCACGTAAATTTCGCCATTCGTACACCAGCAGTCAGTGTCCTCCCTGTCCCCTTCGACTTGTGGGCATAGGTAGGTGACACTGTCCTCGCACATGTGGCCAACATCCAGTGATTGCATGACGCAAGTGATGTTCTTGTGCCGTAGTGGTATGTGCAGCGGCATGCCCACCTCTGTTGAGTCAATCTCCATGACGGGCTTCCCATCAAAAGTGCTGACTACGAGGGCTAGAGCCCCGGTCCAGAGAAGTGGTAGTAGGCAGGTTGTGGCTGAGCGCCTCTTATTCTTCCGGGTCGTTAGTCCCTTCATCATCGTGCCAATCATCCGCTTAAAACGCCGCAGAATGTCAATTCCTTGTTTCTTGTCGACGTTTTTCCATTTTCGTACCATATTCTTTCCTGGGTTGATGGACATGAAGCGCAAGAATGTCATCACTGACATAAAAGCCTTCATGGGTCCCCTACCCAGAAAAACCATTTTTACCACATTTATGATTGCCCCAATTGGGTCAGTCAAGCGGGTGGTAATCCGCTTTCGCATATTGACAGACCGTCTTGCAACGGTCTTTCCAAGTTGTCTAACCATTGAAATTAAATTTCTAGTTTTGACTTCTTTAAAATTGTTCTAACACGTTATGTAAACACCCGAAATACTAACTGTGTAATCCAGCTCACGCATAAAACAAACTTGG